CATAATAGCAGTAGATAAACTTTGCTCTTGACAAGATAAGTAATAGCTACTATACTAGTAGTGTATAATTATAAACACAATACAACACAGGAAACACGATGTCAAAACAAATTCTTATCACTAAGCGTGACGGCGCCAAAGAAGACCTAGACCTAGACAAATTACACAAAGTAGTATTCCATGCTTGCGAGGGTATCACCGGGGTGAGCCCAAGTGAAGTTGAAATCAAAAGCCATATACAGTTTTATAATGGTATCACTAGCACAGACATCCAAGAAACATTAATCAAGAGCGCAGCAGATCTAATTACTGAAGAAACTCCTAACTATCAGTATGTTGCTGGACGATTAATTAACTATCATTTGCGTAAAATGGTTTACAATAGTTTTGATCCCCCTTGTCTTTGCGACATAATTCAGAAGAACATAGACCTAGGTTTTTACGATGAAGAATTCACCGTTAAGTACTCCAAGGAAGATATCAACGAACTTAATGAATACATTGTGCATGATCGAGACAACAATCTTACTTACGCAGCAATGGAACAGTTCCGTGGAAAATATTTAGTACAGAATAGAGCAACTAATATAATCTATGAAACGCCGCAGGTAGCTTACATGATGATTGCTGCTACTCTGTTTAGTGACTATGACGAAGAACTTCGGTTGCAATATGTTAAGGATTACTACGATGCAATTAGTAACTTTGATATTAGCTTGCCTACACCAGTTATGGCAGGTGTACGCACACCACAACGTCAGTTCAGTTCTTGTGTGTTAATAGAATCTGATGATAGCCTAGACAGTATCAATGCAACCGCAAGCGCCGTAGTAAAATATGTTTCACAAAAAGCTGGAATTGGAATTGGTGCAGGAAGTATTAGAGCTATTGGCAGTGCTATACGAAACGGTGATGCAACGCACACAGGAGTTATTCCTTTTTATAAGTTATTCCAAAGTGCAGTTAAGTCTTGCAGTCAGGGCGGAGTTCGTGGCGGTGCAGCAACATTGTATTATCCCATCTGGCATCTAGAAGTTGAAGATATGCTAGTGCTTAAGAATAATAAAGGCACTGAAGATAATCGTGTTAGGCACATGGACTACGGTGTGCAGTTTAACAAGCTAATGTACGAGCGTTTGTTGAGTGGTGGAGAAATTACATTGTTTTCCCCAAGCGATGTACCAGGACTCTACGAAAGTTTCTTTAACGACCAAGAGAAATTTAAAGAATTATATGAAACAGCAGAAAGAAATACACGCCTAAGAAAGAAAACTATAAGTGCAGTAGAATTATTTAGTTCGTTTGTTACAGAACGCAAAGACACAGGCCGCATTTACTTAATGAATGTAGACCACGCTAACACACATAGCTCTTTTGACGAACAAGTGTGTCCAATCAGAATGAGCAACTTGTGTACAGAGATTACATTACCCACTGTCCCACTTAACGATATTAATGACCCAGAAGGTGAGATTGCACTATGTACGTTAAGCGCGATTAACTGGGGGAACATACGCACACCTGCAGATTTCGAAAAGGTTTGCGGATTAGCAGTCAGAGGGCTCGACGCACTATTAGACTACCAAAAGTATCCGGTAATAGCAGCAGAAATTGCAACAATGAAGCGCAGGCCGTTAGGTATAGGTATTATTAACTTTGCATTCTGGCTGGCTAAGCACGACACTACATACCAGGATCCTAACTTAGAGTTAGTTGACGAGTGGGCCGAAGCTTGGAGTTATTACTTAATTAAAGCAAGCGCAGACTTAGCTATAGAGAAAGGTGCTTGCCCTGGAACAATGGACACTAAGTACAGTAAAGGCATCACCCCTAATCAAACGTATAAGAAAGAAGTAGATGAACTAGTAAAGCACCAAGAGCGCATGGATTGGAAAGGATTGCGCAAGCAACTCAAAGACACAGGGATACGCAACAGTACGCTAATGGCATTGATGCCAGCAGAAACATCTGCACAAATATCCAATAGTACAAACGGCATAGAGCCTCCACGTAGTTTCGTAAGTATAAAACAAAGCAAGCATGGTGTGCTCAAGCAAGTGGTGCCTCAGTATCACAGACTTAAAAATAAGTATGACCTACTATGGGACCAGAAGAGCCCAGTAGGATATCTTAAAATTTGTGCAGTGCTGCAAAAGTATATTGATCAAGCTATTAGTGTTAACACGAGTTATAATCCAGAACACTACGAAGATGAAAAAATACCAATGAGTGAGATACTACAGCACATTGTTATGTTTTACAAGTACGGTGGCAAGCAGTTATATTATAATAATACACACGACGGCCAAGGCGAAATGAATTTTGACAAGCCACTCGCTCAGGGTGAGGTAGATGACGAAGATTGCGAGTCTTGTAAGATATGATACTGTTTGAGTCGTTAATCTTTAATAAAGACTTAAACATAGGGTTACTTCAAATTCCTAAGAATGCAAGTACATCAGCACGTATCCTTAAAGATTACAAGGGCGAATCCTGGAAGCAAACATCCGCAGCGGAAGTAGACTCTTCTGCGAAAATTGTTATAGTCTTACGAGACCCTGAGTCACGCTTTAAGTCTGCTATTAATATGTACTTTGCTACACAAGGAAACTTGTTTACTATGCCAACAGTATTTAATAACTACCTGGAAACTGATCAACATTTCTTACCGCAAACGAAATTTATTGGAACTATACTAGATAAATTTAGCGACATCGATTACTGGCAATACAATCATTCAGTACTCGAAGATATAAATGACCATTATAAGCTAGACATAACGGAAATACTCAAAGCTCGATGTAACACTAGTGAAAAAATAGTAACATCTATTAATAAAACATTTATAAAAAAACACTATGCTGACGATATTGCTATTATGAACTCAGTAAAATTTTTAAATAATGAGAAGAATAAAAAATGACCGTTTTTGACCCAACTATAAAAGACCATACAAAAGCAAACATGTTTTTAGATCCGAGTGGTCCTGTAAACCTACAAAGGTATGACACGGTGAAATATAGGCTATTTGATAAACTCACTGACAAACAACTAGGGTTCTTTTGGCGGCCTGAGGAAGTTGACATAGGAAAGGATAGTAAAGACTTCAAGGATCTAACTGATCACGAGCAACATATTTTTACTAGTAATCTAAAGAGGCAGATCCTATTAGACAGTGTTCAAGGTCGTTCGCCTAACTTAGCTTTACTTCCCATTGTTAGTTTACCGGAGATTGAAACCTGGATAGAAACTTGGGCGTTTAGTGAAACTATACACAGTCGTAGCTACACGCATATAATACGCAATATATATAGTAACCCTAGTAAAATATTTGATGAAATGCTAAAAATTGATGAAATTGTAGCATGTTCTACTAGCATAAGCAAGCACTATGATAAGTTAATAGAAGCGAATGGTTATTACAACTTACTTGGTGTTGGCACACATACTGTAAACGGTAAGAAGATTACAGTAGACTTATACGAAATCAAGAAATTGCTTTGGCTTTGTTTAATGAGTGTAAATATATTAGAAGGTGTACGTTTTTATGTTAGCTTTGCTTGCAGCTGGGCGTTTGCTGAATTAAAGAAAATGGAGGGTAACGCTAAGATTATTAAATTTATTGCGAGGGATGAAAACGTACACTTAGCTGGAACACAGCAAATGTTAAAGACATTGCCGCAAGAAGATCCAGACTTTGTTACAATTGCAGCAGAGTGCGAAGAACAATCAATAGCAATGTTTATGGAAGCAGTAGAACAAGAGACCGCCTGGGCTGAGTACTTGTTTAAAGACGGTAGCATGATCGGTCTTAATGCAGAACTTTTACAACAGTATGTTGAGTGGATTACTGCTAGAAGAATGCGGGCAGTGGGGTTAACTCCACCTTATAGTACTACAGCTAGTAATCCTTTACCGTGGACACAAAAATGGATCTCTGGTAGTGATGTACAAGTAGCACCACAAGAAACAGAAATTAGTTCCTACGTTATAGGTGGAACCAAACAAGACGTAACTGAAGACACATTCAAGGGGATGAGTTTATAATGCTAACAGTATATACTAAAAACAATTGCGGATTTTGCGTAATGCTTAAAAATTTGCTTACAAAGAAAGGCTATGACTTCACTGAAGTTAATATAGAAGAAGACGAAGATGCGTACACATTCGTTATTGAAGAAGGCCATAAATCTATGCCACAAATTTACGAGGACGGTTCTGTTTTTGTAGAAGGTGGCTTTGAGGGTATGCGAGCATACTTAGCTGAACAAGAAATTAACAACACAAACTTAGGAACACTATAATGTTTTATCATTTAAATGACTTACTTGGAAAAGTAGTTACAATCAAAATAGGAAACGGACAAGAATTTATAGCAACTCTTAGAGGGATAGATGATCCTTTATCAGTGCTCACACTTAACAAACCAAAGTCAATAATACTCGGAGGCAACAGTCCGGAGACTCAGCAAGTTTTTATGCTACCTTACATGCTTACAGCAGACCAGGATGAGATTTTTATGAGTCTAAGTCAGGTATTAAGTGTAGTAAAAACTTTAGAAGAAACTGCTGAAGAATATAAATTACTGCTACTTCAGGAAGAGTCTGAAGATGTTGACGTAGAAGTAGTCGATAAATAAGTATATGCCAGGAGCAGCAAGAGTAGGAGTTGATATAGTCGGGGGTGGTACCATAGTTGGGCCAGGCTCTCCAACCGTAAGGGTGGATGGTGTTCC